AAACAGAGAAGATTGGTATAAGAAACACATTACCGAAGAGAGAGAAAGAAATGGTAAGAGTATGGGTTATGAAAGAAACGGACCTGTTAGTGGTATCAAACAAAAGATTTTAGGACAAATCTTTAAAGAGTGTGGTATCAAACAATCCAGTTATCATCATGGATTTAAAAGAGGAGTGTATCTTGCTATGATGTATGAAAACGGACCTGAGTTTCTTCGTTCAGAAATTGAAGAAAAAGATTTAAAGATGAAGAAGAAATTTGAGGATGGTATTGATTACATTAATAAGTGGTGGAAACGACAAGCCATCAAAAGATATACTAAGTTACATGATTCTAATCGATTGAAGCCAGAACATCTATATTATATAGATGCCATTGGTATGGATTGGGATACTATGAAACAAAATTATTTAAAAGAAGTCGGAAGATAGGGGAAGTGAGCATCCTATATAGTAACTCACAAAATTTTTGTTTGGTAAATCCAAATTTAATCTAAAAACCCAAAGATTAATTAAATTAGAGGTTAAGATTAAATTCAACACAAAAAATCAAATTTTGAAAGAATGGAGAATAAATGGCATTTTTCGAACAAAAGGAAGAAATGGTTGACAACTCATTATGGGTTGAAAAATACAGACCAATTAAATTAGATGATTATGTTGGTAATGAACATCTAAAAGAAAAAGTAAGCGGTTATATAGAAACAGAGGATGTACCACACCTTTTACTATTTGGTAGAGCTGGTACTGGTAAAACAACTTTGGCTAAACTTATTGTTAAATCTATAGAATGTGATTATATGGTTATAAACGCATCTGATGAAAACAATGTAGATACCGTTAGAAACAAAGTTAAAAACTTTGCATCATCGCAAGGTTTTAAAAAGTATAAAATTATCATCTTAGATGAATTTGATTATATGACACCAAACGCACAAGCGATACTTAGAAATCTAATGGAAACATTTTCTAAACATTGTAGGTTTATTTTAACCTGTAACTATGTTGAAAAGATTATTGACCCAATCCAAAGTAGATGTCAAACCTTTCAAATCGTACCACCATCTAAAAAAGAGGTAGCAGTACAATTAGATAAGATTCTAAAATCAGAGGACGTAAATTATGATGTAAAGGATTTAGTTCCAATCATAGATTCATCTTATCCTGATATTAGAAAAGTTATAAATACTTGCCAATTGAATTCTGTTAAAGGAGTGTTAAAACTTTCAAAGAATGATTTGTTGGATTCTGATTTTAAAACTAAGATAGTGGATATCTTAAAAGCATCAGATGATAGTAGAAACAAATATATGAAAATCAGACAAACTGTAGCTGATTCGAAGGTGCAAGATTTTACTGAGATGTATTCTCTTCTCTATGATAAAGTAGATGAATATGCTTCAGGTAAAGTGAGTGGAGTAATTTTAGTATTAGCAGAAGGACAACATAGAGATGCTTTAGCAGTCGATAAGGAAATACCCTTTATGGCTACAATACTAAACATTTTATCAACAATTAATAAATAGATGGCAAAAATTATAGGAGCAGGTGGTGTAGGAACACAACCACCTCAACAACCCAAGTTAGATATGAATACTTCTAAACCAATGGTGTGTAAACATTGTGGTTATGATGTATTTATAAATGGAGCAAAGTTTAGAACAATATCAAGATTAGCAGCAGGTACACCACAAGATGTAATGATACCAATAGAGGTTTATCTATGTGGTGAGTGTGGAGCAGTTAATGAAGATTTATTACCTGATGAAGTTAAAAAGTTAGATAAGAAAAATGGCTAAATCATTATTTGACCACATAAAGGCAATCACAAACGAACAGAATCCAAAGTACTTTGATACATTAGAAGAAGCAGATATGAAGAGTTGGTCTAATTATATGATTCACAGATTTCTTTCTATGAATCCTGATTGGATTGATTTGATAGCTGAGTTACAACCTTATACACAATCACTTCCACCCAAAGCATTGTATTTAGCATACATTGGTATTTTACCAAAAGGTAGACATTATCTCAGATATGTTAAGGGTAAGAAAACAGATAAGTATGAAGATTGGTTAGTAGAACTAATGGTTAAAGATTATCAATGTTCTAAAAAAGAAGCAAATGAGTATTTAGAAATACTTTACAACAGTAGAGAAGGTAGAGAACATATTAAGTATGTTTGTGAGAAGTACGGAACAGAGAAAAAACAAATCACAAAATTAAAATTAAAGGTATAAATATTTGGAAATATCAAATATTTTTCGTATATTTGTTAAAATATAAAAGTTATAAATGCAGGAGATAGATAATTTATCAAAATTTGGTAATTCATTTCAATCAAAGGTAGTATCAGCATTACTTACTGATGGTAAGTTCTTAGAAAAACTTTCTGAGATATTATCACCAAAGTTTTTTGAATCAGAAGCAAACAAATGGATTGTTGATGAAATCATTGATTATAATGAAGAGTTTAGAAAACCACCTACTATGGATGTTTTCAAAGTTAAACTTTCTAAATTAGATAATGATATTCTAAAAACTACAGTTGTTGAACAACTTAGACATGTTTATACTCAGATTGGTAATGTAGATTTAGATTACATTAAAAAAGAGTTCACCGCATTTTGTAGAAACCAAAATCTTAAACAAGTAATCCTTCAATCAGTTGATTTACTAAAAGCTGGTAACTTTGATAGGATTAAGGATTTGGTTGATAAAGCTATGAAGGTTGGTACTGAAACTGATTTAGGACATGATTATAAGGATGATTTTGAATCACGTATAGAAGATGTTAAGAGAGATACAGTTCCTTCTGATTGGCAACCACTAAACGATTTGATGGATGGTGGTTTAGGACCTGGTGAATTGGGAGTTGTAGTAGCTCCATCGGGTGTTGGTAAAACTTGGATTCTAACGGCTTTAGGAGCATCTGCGGTAAGACAAGGTTTGAGTGTTGTTCACTACTCATTAGAGTTATCTGAACACTATGTAGGACAAAGATACGATACAGTATTCTCAAAGATACCTTCGGCAAATATAAAAGAAAAGAAAGATGAGGTTAGGGAAAAGATTAAATCACTAAAAGGTAATCTTCTCATTAAATATTTCCCACCTAAAGGTGTATCCGCTAAAAAGGTTGCACAACATATTGATAAGATGATAGCTAACGATAACAAACCAGATTTGATTATTATTGATTATGCTGATTTGTTACTATCACATTCAAACAAAACTGATTCTACTTATGCAGAGCAAGGTGGTGTTTACATCGACTTGAGAGGTTTGAGTGGTGAGTATGGGATTCCCATATGGACAGCATCACAAACCAATCGTTCAGCAATAGATTCAGAAGTTATTGAAGCTGATAAAATTTCAGATTCTTACGCAAAAGTAATGAATGCTGATTTCATTATGAGTTGGAGTAGAAAGAGTAAAGATAAACTCAATAATACTGCAAGATGCCACGTTATGAAAAACAGATTTGGACCTGATGGTATTACCTTCCCTTGTAAGATGGATACTAATACTGGATTCATAGAAGTTTATGATGGGACTTCCGCTGAAGGTATGTTATCAACCAAAGAATCTGCTAGTGGTAATATTGAAAGAAAGCAATTATTACATAAAAAATATGTGGAGAGTATGAACTTTTAAAAGAAAAACTAAAATTTAACTATGGAACATATTTGTTTTTGAATATATACTATAGTTATATCTACGAACACTAAATAAAGGAAAATTAATTATGGCAAAATCACAAGAACTTTTCGAACAAATCAAAGAATTATTTATCGAATTTGAAACAGAACACAATGGTAGCTCAAAAGCTGCAAAATCAAGAGCTAGAAAAGCTATTGGTGAAATCAAAAAATTAGTTACAGATTATCGAAAAGCATCTGTGGAAGAAAACAAATAAAGGTTATAAAAATATGAGCAAATTATTCGAAGAACGAGTCCCGTTCAAACCATTTGAGTATCCGATATACTACAATGAAGGTTGGTTAAAACAAGCACAAGCATTTTGGCTCCATACTGAAATCCCAATGCAAGGGGATGTGAAGGATTGGAATGAAAGATTAACTGATTCCGAAAAGAATCTGGTAGGTAATATCCTATTAGGATTTGCACAAACAGAATGTGCAGTATCAGATTATTGGACTAATATGGTTACGGACTGGTTTCCTAAACATGAAATAAGACAGATGGCAATGATGTTTGGTTCACAAGAAACTATTCATGCAACTGCATATTCTTATTTAAACGAAACTTTAGGATTGGATGATTTCTCAGCATTTTTACATGAACCTGCAGTAGCTGAAAAGTTTGAGTTACTGACAGCAACTTCCGCAGAGTGGAAACACACAGACTTACAAAAGAACGAAAAAGCAAGACAGGAAGTAGGTAGGAGTTTAGCAATCTTCTCAGCATTCGCTGAAGGTGTATCTCT